CTTTATAAACAACCGTGTTTCCGTTGCGGATTTCAAGGTTGTAAAAATGATTCTCTAAAATACTAAAAGTTGCGTTAATGGTATCAAAGTAATCGCCCTGAACGCTGCTTGCAATTGTTACCTGAACCTCTGTATTGGTTTGGTCATCCGTTATGAAAAGACCGTCATAAGTAGACGTTCTTGGTATAAACCTTATGCTTTGCTCCGATGCTGATTGCTGTAATATTACCATCCTGTCTATATAACCGATAATTTTTTGACTTGTTACCTTTTCAAACAAAAAAGGCGCTCCGAAAAGCGCCCTACGTTATGAAAGGAATAAACGTACTATGCCGTTACAATGTTTGCATCAGCTCCAGCAGAATCTGCAAAAGCAGTTTTTAAGGCAGCTTCTGTAGTTACATCAATGAAATTCGGTGGACTAACCTCTCTTGCTACAAAAGTCAATTTGTACCCTGAGAAATCGCCTAAAGCCGCTCCGCTACTGACTTCTCCAGCCTCGGCGTCAGCTCCTTGAGCCAATCCCATAAGGAAAAATTGGTCGGTCATGCTTTGCACGATTATACGTGGTCTACCAAATGCCAAAAGTTTAATATTTTTGTGCATCGCTTGGTCTAATTTCTTTAAAGAAATCTGAAGCGTTTGCTCAAAAAATGTTGTGCCGTTGTCTCTACTCGTCTGAATAGCGGTCGTGAACGAATTTTCGTTCGATTTTAATTCGTATTTGAATAACGATAACTGCGCAGCTGGTTGCCATGAATCAATGGTATCAGTATTAGTCACATCGTATGTTATGTTATCCACGGTCAAGTCGTCGAAATTGGCGAAAAATATCGCCTTTAATCCGCTTACGCTTGATTTGCACTCCTCAACTCTACCGTTTGTAATGTCGCAACTCATGTTGTTTTAAGTATTGTGAACAAAAAAAAGGGAAGGCATCTTACCTCCCCTTTTAAATCATTCAAGTTTATAAATTATGCGTGGTAAAGAACTATGTCCGAACCGATAGCATACTGAACTCCAGCGCTTAGGCGATAAATAATCCTCACATTCTGTGAGCCGTCAATATCTGCCATGTCAATATATTTAGCCTCTGCCGTTACATCGCTAAGTAAACCGCATCCAAAGAATAGGTTTGAAGTTTGAGCAGCCATTGCTGTATCGTCAGCAAGTCCGCTTGCTACAACTACAGGAATACCGTCAAATGTTAATGCTCCGTTAGAGTACCATTGTGTACCTTGGTTGTTTGTACCAGCATTAGAAGTTGCAGCTACTGAGAAACCTCCGAGTGCGCGGATATAAGCCTTTGCAATATTGCGACTGACATAAATTGTCAAGTCTTCGCTGCCGTATACCGTTGAAGGAATTGCGTCCACAATAGAACCTAATTTATCAATAACGTTCGCAGACGTTACCGCAGCGTGTGAAGCTACATCAACAACATCAGAATCAGCCAAAGCCAAAGTAACCAAGCCATCGAACTGTCCTGAAGTGCCCGAACTACCCTCCCAAATCGATGTCTCGATAGCAGCAGCCGTCATTCCAGCAACATGCGCAAGCATGAAGCTTTTAAAATCTGCTGGTAAATCCTCATAAGCAGAATATCCAGCTTGAGCTGCAATCCAGTCCTGATGGTAGTCTTTCTTACACAATTGGACGTTGCTTTGTACCTCCTTGAGAGTAAGAACTCTCTCAGCAACGTCTACGTCCATGTTGTGGTCAAAATCGCATGTAGCGTTAACTAATACGTTTCCAGTTGTGGAAATCTTTTTCATCACTCTTTTGTAGTGAATGTTTGGTAATACGGTTACCAATCCGTTTGCAATTGTAGGTGCGCTCAATAAGGCGGCGGCTACGAAGTCTCCATTGAACTCGCCAGCATATGTGCTCCCTGTTACAGTATTTGCCATTTGTTAAAAATTAATTATTATTTGTATTTGAATTTGCTATTCTTGAAAGTACGGTATCCATGATTGTTTTTCGCTTGTTTGGAGAAATCGTGTTTCCAACCTTTTTAGCTTTGTTCTCAGGATTGTGTACTATGGGCTCAGCCGCTGCTTCTACTTCTTCAGCCTTTGGCTCTTCAGCAGACAACTCAACCTCTTCGTTAATCTCTTCTTTGATTGGCTCAGATTCCGTTTCCGTAACTTCCTCTTTGCTCAATTTTTCGAGCTGAGATTTAAGCTCCTCGTTTTCCTTTTTTAATGCTTCCATTTCTGAAAAGAAAGTTTCTTTTACAATTGATTCGACCGTCTTTTTAATAGGCTTAGAATCGTCAGCAGACATCTCTTCGTCTTTCTCCTCGTATTTCTCATCTTCTTTTTTTCGAGAATCAACTTCTTCTTTTTCTTCCTCTTCTTCTTTCTCCTCTGCTTTGATTTCGTCAATGATGCCCTCTTCTTTTACCACAAGCATCTCGCCTGATTGCATTTTGTACTCTCCGACAGGCAAAGCAATTTTTTGCTCGTCTTCCGTTACAATCATTATTTCCTCGCCTTTCTCAAAAGACTCAGCCTCAACCGTAGTTGTGCTGTCATCTAATTTACGTTGCTCAAGCTTGATTTCCATACCAAGCAAAGAACGTACTTTATTTAAAATTGTATTTTCTTTCATGTTGCATTTTTTGTTTCTTAACCCTATAACCTTTAATTATAACTCTTGTTGCAAATTCGCTTAAACTTTTCCTATTCCTTGCGCTCTTAGAGAGCCGTCACAGCACTTTTGCGAATAAGTGTTATCCTTGCATAGGCAACCTCTTTTGCCTCCTTTAGGACTTGATTTGCTTGGGGTTTCTTTCATTCTCTTTTTTTTCATTTCTTTGGGCTTTTTGGGTGTTTAGCTGGAAGCAAATCATAATCCGTTGTGTATTTAGGATTCTGAGGTCTTCCGTTTTTTATTAAATAAAGGAACGCATTTACTCTCGCCATTCCCCATTGTTTTGCATTTGTAACGTTTGGGCTGTGGCTTGTATTATATGCTCCCAATCCTCTCTGAAATACAGCTTTTAATGCTCCGACATTTGCACCATATCCAAGCTTATCTTTGTATCTCTCATTGAACTCATCGCTCTTTCTTTTCAAGGTTGCCTCGTCTGCCTTGCTGACCTTTGCGCCTCTGCTTGTTCCAGCATTGCCTTTTGCCGAGCCTTTACCTTTTGGGCTTGGGTTTGGAGTATCGCTTTTCGGCGCTTTCTTGCTTCGCTTTACTCCGCCTCTTGGTCCAACCTCTGCGTATTTACTTTTTTTTTTAACGCATTTGCCGTCTTTTCTTTCGAATCCTTCAGGGCATTTCTTCTTATACATTTCAATGTTGTGAGTTTCGCCTACCATGTACCACGTTTTACCTTCGTATTCGTGTTCGTGTATGCCCTCGACTCCGACATCCTGTGCGGCTTTCTCTGCCATCTCTTTAGTTGCATAAGCGAGCCTATCGTCTATGATTGCAAAATCCTCATTCACTAACATACTCGCCAACTCCTCACGCTCTATTTGCTTTAGTTTGGATTCTGCCCATGTCTTTGCAGATTTGCCACCCCAAAGTAAATAACTGATATAACCACAACTTTCTTTGTCTCCAGCATCATAATAAGTTTCTGCTCTGCTCAGAAAGGAGAACATACGACGGATGGTTGACTCTGAAATCGGTTCTTTATCTGCGAGCTGCTTACTCCTCAACTTTCCGACCTGAGTCGCGCACTTGTTTCCAACCGCTGCATTTAACTCTCTACCACGTTTTGCATTGTTGCTTACACTATCAGGATAGTCTGAATAGGATTTGAGCTCTTCCTTGCTTAGAAGCTCTTTAAGTTCTTCAACTACCATTTCATTTTCTAACTCCTCAAATGAATCGTCTTTTTGTAGGTCGTATCGGTCTGCAAAATACCCCTCTATACTAAAGCCTTTTACCTCGCCCTTTTTTGCCTTTTCATACAATTCATCGTCATCGATTTTCATTGACACCATCCACGTTCCTTCAGGCACATTCAATCCGTAGTGTCTTGATTTGTCTTGTTCCCCTTCAACAATCCATGACTCAACAATAGTTGTTCCCTTGATAGGTTGTTTATGCTCGTAGGTTGCGTTCTGATGGTTTGAACGCTTAAAGAATAACTCCGATGCTTTTCGTACCGTATCCTTGCTGAAGTATATGTAATACTCATCGCCCGTCTTTTCGCTTTTGCGATATATCTGACGGTTCGGAATTAAGGCAGCTCCCATAAGCAACCGCTTTTCCTTATCTATTTCGGCAAGCATTACCTCTTGCTTATTTAAGGCGATGAAGTTCTCCTCTATCGCTGGTTTTTCGACAAGGCTCACAGCTTCGATTCCGCTGTTCTCGTCTTTCTCGTCAATGATTAACTCTACAATTCTCATTTTTTCTATTTATTAATTTACAATGTTGCGTTCTGTACTCTGTTTCTATCTAAGGCTTGTGCCGTTGTTACCTCTCCGCTTACGACAAAGGCTTGTACTGGCTCTTGCTGTAAACTGGCGAGCTGATTCAAAGAAGAATCTCCGACTACGTTAAATTGTGGCGCTTGCGCTGCGCCTCCACTTTGAGGCGATTGAATATCTGCTCCCCCTCCGCCACCTCCGCCTTGAAATTGTTGCGATGCAATAGAGGCAACTTGAGCAGCACCAGCCACTCCAATTGCCACAGCATTGGCGATTCGTAAACTTTGCGTAGGTGTAAAATCTGTAGTCTCTGCAAATACCTTTGTAACCGCTTGAGCTGTATTAATTGTTGCTTGAGCAATACCAACAGCCTTTTGTATTTGAAATGCTCTTTTAGCTTGTTTTTCATTTCCTTTAGCAAATAATTGAGCGATGTCAGAAATAGCAGATAAGGACTGAGTTGCAACCTGAAGTTGAAAATCAGCAAGCGCTTTTGCATCAGCCTTTTGTTTATCATCTAATTGCTTCTTTTTTTCTGCTACGCCTGTTGCTATTTCTTTTTCTTTTTCTGCTATTTCTTTTGCGCGTTCTAAACGTTTACGTTCTGCTTCAACTTGAAATTCATCTAAGGCTATTTGCGCATCTATCTTTGCTTGTGTTCCGTCTTTTGCTTCGTCTATTACTCTTTGTAGTCTTGCGGTTTGGATTGCTTTTTCTTCCGCATCTATTTCTTGTTGCCGCTGCAGTCTTGCTAAATCGTCTGCTATTTGTTCTGCGTTTATACGCTTCCTTTCTATGCCTAAATTTGCTTCGCTTTCAAGTTTCGTGTTTGTTAGTTCTATTTTTTCTCTATCAAGCGCTAAGTCATTAGCCAATTGTTCAGACCTAAAACCTTCTATTTGCGCTAATACCGCAAGTCTTTCTTGTTGCGCTTCGATTAGCGCTATTTCGTTCTCTTGGTTTTTGTTTTTCTTAAACTGCGCTGCTGCTGCTGCTATTTGTAAATCAACTAATTTTAACGCAGCTTTTTCTTGTTCGTCAAGCGTTTCTTTTAGCTTGTCATTTGCCGCTATACGTTCTTCAATCGTGTTTCGTTCTTCATCTCTAACTTGCCGTAACTTTTCTGCTTGCCTGTCAAATTCTTCTACTATACCTTGTTGTCTGACTCTTGCAATTTCCGCAGCTTTTGCAAGGTCTACATTTGCTTTTGCGGCTTTTACGGTTTCGGTAACATATTCTGAAGTCGCATCTATTACTTTTCCTACAGTTTCTACAGTCTTATCAAAAGTGTCATCTACACCTGTTAACGTGTCTATAAATTCTTTACCAGCGTTTTTTGCACTTTCTGCTGCACCTTCAAAGTCACCGCTAAATACTTTTACGATTGCATCGCCTAAAAAACCAATAGACTCAATAGCAGAATTAAAACGTTCTATAATGTTGTTTTTTATTGCGTTGCCTAAGTTCTTAATAGATTGTATTGGGTCTTCAAAAATAGCTTTAAACGCATCTACAATACCACCAAAATTGTCACTAACAAAATTGAAGAAGTCGTTAAACGCTAAACTTAACGCTTCAAAAGTTGTATTGAAAAAGTCTACTACTTTTTGATTTTGGTTTAATACTTCGGTAAACTTTGCAAAAAGCGCTACAACTAAACCTATACCAGCCGCTTTCAAGGCAACACCTAATCCTTTTGCTGCCGTAGACATTTTCTTAAAACCTTTTACACCACCTTCAGCGCCTGTTTTTAATCCTTCAACTTGCGTTTCTACATCATTGACACTATCCGCAACTTTTTCAAAGTCTTTTGCGGTTTCATCGGCATTGGTTTTTATGTCAATATTTATGCTTCTTTTTTCTGCCATCTTTTAGCTTTTTTTAAATTTTGTTCTCTTTTTTTTTGTTTCCATATTGCCCAAAATCCAGTCTCTAAATTGTACAAGCCTTTTGCTATTTGAACGTCATGGTTGCCGTCGTAGAAATCGTCTATTTGTAATAAGTCAATAATATTCTTTAGCATTATGGTTGTTGTTCGATTAGTAATTGATTAGCTGCTGTGCTTCCATCTGCAAAAGTATAGGTAACCAAAATCGGATATACAGCAACCTCGCCCTCCTCAGTTCTTAGCCTTATGAATTGTTCCGTGTTTATGTTTTCCCCTTCCTCCGTGATTATCAATTTAAGCAAATCTGTATTGGCTGGGATACATACGTTGACCGTTCCGTCTGCCGTCAATGTGCTTGGTGTTATTGTAACTCCTGAAACCGTTGTTGTGATTGCTGCGCTTACTGCATTGTTTGGGAGTAATATCCTTACATCAACGCATTGAGCGCCGTCAGAGGGCTGTATTGGGTCTATTGGCTTATTTTGATTGTCAACCAACACGTCTCTAAAATCATTTAAGAGAGTAAAATCTACCTCTCCAGTTGTAAGGTTGCAGGTCATGTCATTAATAAAAAATCGTTTATCTCTAATGATAAGGCGGTCATTTAATTCAAGGTTGGTCAATAGGCTTATAGGTAGATTCGCCTTTACCTTGGTTTCTCTATTCTTTAGATTGTAGAGATTAAATAAATAGCCAGCATAGTATTCCGCAAACAAAGTTCTTTGCTCTGTTTGTAAAGTCATTGTGCTTATCTCAGGATGAAAGTTTAAAGTATAATTTAGGTTGCCATCTATTACGTCTTGACCGAATGGCATGTAATCAGTTTGCGAAGTGATTGCGCTTCCGCCCTCATTGAATTTAAAATTAGCAGAAAGCTCGTCAAACATGTACAAAATCATTGGCTTTGGAGCATACTTAGTACCGTCTGATTTTATGGTTTCGCCTATTTGTAGATTTGTGCCTGTAAACTTTTGCATCATCATATTCTCAAAAGGCAGCTCAATCTTAAACTCGCCGCCATCGTATTCAAATTGTTCGTCAGTATCTCCAAAGTTTCTATTTGTCAAGTCTCTGAATATCGTGTTTGTGGCGCTCTCGCTTTGCTGATATTTAAACTCTATATTTTTGTACAGCTTTACCCTATCAATCTGCGTGCTTTTTATATCGGTAAATTCTGTTATATCTACCACCGCACCCTTTGCATACCAATCGTCTATCGGTTCAATTTGATATGTATCTATCGCCAAAGGATAGCAAGTAAGATTGAACATTTTAAGCAATCCGCTGAAAAACGATTCTACCGTCATATCAGGCAAGTAATTTAGAACGCTTATTTCTGCCGTAATGGATAATGAAGCAAAGCCAAGAAAAGTGTTACTTAATGTTTGGGTATTAGGTATAGGGCTTTGTGTAAAATAATTTGTGCTTTGCTTGTATTGTATTGACAATTCTATGTCTATATCTGACTGCGCTCTTACAAAAAATTGATATTCTCTTGGCGTTGCTAAAAAGCCATTATTGACAACTACTGCTGGCAAGAGTCCTGTTCCAATTGCCCCTATGGTTTGAAAATGCTGACCGTCTACAAATATGTCAATGTAGTAAAATACAGAAGTTGAACTTACGCTTGTTACATTCAAAGCAATAGTATGCTCAGAACCCGAATAAACTCCTCCGCTTGGGCTGACATTTGGGAAGTTTTGGCTTGAACTAAATTGAGTCAATGTAAGCGTTTCCGTAGCGACATCAAAAAAGTCTGCTGCGATTAACGCGTTATTGTTGTTAGATGGTAATTGCGCAAGGCTGTTAATATTTGCTAACTCAGGCGCTGTTATGAAACTAAAGCTTTCCGCGTTTTGACACAATAGAAACGCATTAGTAAATCGCTTGGTAGATAAAAACGAACCCTGAAATGCCACACCATATTTGCTTGTGATTGCAGCAAGCATCTGAATTAATTTAATCGCTGGAAATAATTCATTGTATCTTACTGCGCCATTGTTTGAATTTAGGTCTGTACTTGCTCCATCATTGTATGTTACATTCCTATCAAATATTAATGGGTATCGTATTTTGAAATCTGTTGAGCCGTCCGTGATTCTATTCTTGACTTCCGTAGGTGTAAAGTCATGCTTCAAACTATTTAGGTAATTTAAATCTACAAGCTTATCACTTCCGAACTTATCCTTTAGGCTTGTAAGGTTTCCGTAGAATGTTACTTGGTAGCTGTGCGCTTTGTTGTCTTTTACTTCGCTTTTCTCTAAGGATATTTGCCCCTCTCTAAACGTAGTCAAATCAATCTCAATGAATGCAGCTCTTCTAATGTTTTGGTCTATGGTCTGCGTTAAATCGTTTTGGTAAAAATGATTAAAGATTGCATTGTTATTTACTGAAGCGGGAATATGAAAAGATTGCGAGAAGTCCGTAAATACCTTGCTAATATCTTGGATATTTTGCTGTGTGCTTTTTACCGTGATTTGCTCGTCATCAAACAAGTCAAGTTTTTGCCCTTCAATATATACCGATACTCCTCTCATTAGGTTACGTTGTTTATTAGGTCAAAGGCAAACTCAAAGTCAAGCGTATAGTTCATTGTGCCGTCATTTAATCCTGTTTGTTTTACCAAGGATTGTGTTTTTACTTTGGCTGGAAAAGCGTTCGTGTTTCTGTCGTAATCCAAAACCGTCACATGCTCGCTCAACATCAATTGTTGAATGTACTCAGCATATCCATCGTTGACAAATCCGCTGTTTAATTTTATTGATTCGTTTCCTGTTCTATTGAATTGCCTAATTTGCCCACCGTCTCCAGTTGCGCTATATGGCAAACTCTGTGGATTGTTTTTGTACTCGTTGCTTTTTACCGTTGTTGTTTTTTGGTTTACTTTAAAGAAGAACATTCTTGACCATGAACCGTATTTATTTACAAAGTCAACAACTATCGGACTATATTTAGGCTCACATTCAGGCTTAAAGGTTGCAGTCCAAACCACGTTTGAGCTTGTGTTTATCATTTCAACTTTATTGCCATGAGCAAGGTTTCCAGTATATACCCTACCGAATACCTTAACTCCAGCTGCGCTTATTGTTATTTCATGAGTTGCTCCTGTGCTTAGATTTGTGTATCTTATCTTTTCGCCTACCGCTACCTCGGCATCAAAACTTCCAGCAAGCGCATTTCTTTGCGTTGTGCTGAATGAACTATCGTAATGATATAGGTATGTACCCTCATCAAGCAATACATCTCCAGCCACTCTATTCTGCCCTTCCATATATTCGGAGTATCCGTTTACGAATTGACCTGTTTCCGTTCCGACAGACGATTCAGTACCGCCAACCGTTTTGAATTTTTCTATGTGATAATTTACTACAAAGTTTGTGCTTGTGGCTGTATCAAAAAAGTTTGCCGTATCATAATCATAAGCACCAAAAGTAAAGTATTCTCTAACGTATGGCGCGATGTTGTAATAAGTAGCCGTAATATTTGAGGAAGGTATCTTTTTGCTCAACGTATATTGAGGCGATGCTGGTTGACTTCCTGTGTTCCATAGGTACAATTTTACCTTTGTTTCAGTTTGATTGGTTTCGTCAATCTCTACAATGTATGGCGACCTTGCTAATTTAACGCTCATTTGCTTAATCTTTTAAAATTTTCACTTGTTATTTGGTTGAATAGGTTTTCTATATCAAGACCGTATTTTTCTACTAACTCATCAGGCAACCTTTTAAAGAACTTCTCAAATGGCTTTGTAAAAAATAGGGTAGGCTTCAAACCTCTGTTGTAAATATTGCTTGCAATAATATAACCCATTGATTTGTATCCGCCTTTTGAGAACCGACCTTTTGAATCTCTAAATCTTACATTTTTTCTTTGCGCCCAAGCAGCCATTTTCCTTTGAAAGTCTGCGAAGGTTTTGTTGCTCTTTCCGCTGCCAAACCTGAATTGACTATTAGGCGCTTGCTGACCTTTTATCTTAGCGTTTGGAGATACCTTGCTTGGGTCTTTACCTTTAACCCCTTGGTCTTGATAAAACCCATACTCATCCATCTCAAAACTTATTTGAATAGAGTTCTTTGATTCTTTAACAAAAGACTTTAAACTCTTTTTTAAATTGCCTGAATCCGTTCTACTGGATAGATTGCTCTTTGCCTCTCGAATAACATTATCTCGAAAGTCATTTAACACATCTTGTATGGATTCAAATTCAGCCATTAGCAGATTGTCATGTCGTTAGGGATTAATATGTCGCATGTCATTGTGAAGCCTCCGAGCTTGTTTTCAAAGCGCTCAGTAAAAGGCTCACAAGTTACGTTACCGTCTACTTGGAATTTATCGCTGTATAAATCTCCTCTCCTTAAAAGTTCGTAGCATCTATTCTGAACGGCAAGCATTGTATTAAGCACCCACAGCTCGTTATCGTTTCCGTCGAATTTATTTGGACTTTCGTCTTTTGATATGTCCGTAATATCCATCGCAAGGATTGAAATATTAAACCTAATCACATTGCCCTCAAATGTTGCCGTATTGACAATCAAATGCACAAGCGGAAAAATGGTCTGTTTCGCCAAGTCGATTTCAAAGATGTCGCCTTGAGTCACGGTGTTGATTATCGGGTCATTCTCAAAGTGCGTTTTTAATTTGTCTATAATATCAAAATAATTCATCTTCTCATTTGTTGTTTAAGTTCGTTTGCTTCGATTTCGTTTTTTTGTTTTTCGAACGTGAGATAGGTAAGACATTTAGTAAGTCTGTATCCTGTAACTTCGTCAAACTTGGTAACATCTCCTTTAGCGAGAGCATAGATGCTTGAATACCATCCCCATTGTTGTCCGAATAAATACCTTTCGCTGTATTGCTGGAATTGGTCATCGTCTTCAGTTCTTTCTGTAAATAACTGAGAGTAAGATTTAGTAATTCGCTTCCTAAAGTCCAAAAAAAAAGCGAGGCGCTTATTGCTACATCCAAAGGAGCAAACCTCATCAATTCTTGCATGTCCTCGTTTGGCTCATAATCCACAATCGAATACTTATCTTTTTGCTTTTCTTTTATTGGTCTGTACATTACAGCCATCGCCTTGTGATAGGTTTCCCAATTCTGCAAGTGGTTTTCTAAATCAACGTATTCCCCGAATGTAATCTCGTCAAGTTTCGGTATAAAGCCAAACTCAATGTCCTTGATTTTAAAATGCCTAACAAGTTTTGGCTTTTCGCTAAACACCTTTGTAAAATGCGTAATCAATTCGTTTAAATCCTTCATTTTGATTTTGCCTACCTGAGATAAATCTATTCCGCAGAATATTTGTATCATCTTTTGAGCGATAAACTCCTCATCATTGGAAGCTTCTTTCGTCTTTACGAACTTTTGATACCTCGAAAGTGGTATTTCGCTCAATGAACTTGGTAGTAATAAATCTACTTTCATAACCTTATAACCTTTTTATTTTTATTTTGTATACCCTAAAGAATAGAATACTCTCCAAAGTTTTTATTTAATCCTATTGTTTCCATCTCATGGTAGCGAACCGCATCCAAAGCGTGATTAAATTTATCAATAGGTTTATTTAGTTGCTTGCCTGTTTTGTCCTTATCCCAACAATAGCTTCGCAGCTCTTTGATTAGGTTTGTGCTTTGGCTAGTAACTAAATAATCTTGTCTTTGCATTACATCAATTCCGTAATTAACTGAATCCTTGCCTTTCGTTACGCCTTTTATCGTGATTCCGTAGCGTTGTATATCTGCGATTGATTTAGGCTCTGCGCTATCTGCGTAAACTGGAACGTCTTTCGGTAGGATTTTAGAAATGTCGCTATTGAGCAATCCTGTTTGGTAAGTCATCTCATCAAGGATTCGTTGCTCGTTGTATTTATAGACTGCAATGATTGCCGTAGGGTCTGCACTATATCCAAAGTCTAAACCGATGCCTATCAATCTTGCCTCCTCAGGGATTTTGTCAATCGTCTTGTAGTTCGTAAATACTGCGCCTTGTAATTGACCGACCTTTCCTTCTCCGTAAACCGTCCACCAATTGCGCCAGTATGCGCTTGTCTTTGCTTTTAAGCGATTCTTTTCTATTTGTTGCACAATACCCTTATCGAGCGCCTGATTGTCCTTGTAGGTTAATATTATAAAATCGGCATCGGATTCGTCTTTTAGTTCTCTATGAACCCAAAACTCATTGGCTGGATTAAAATCGAGGTAAATGCACCGCTTTGTTCGTATTGAGAGTTCATTGTAAGCCTCAAAGGTTACATTGTTGCACTCGTTGATGTATAAAATATCTCTCCTCGCTCCTCTGAGTTTGCTCGCATCGTCTGCGCTGAAAAATTCTATAAAGCTTCCGTTTGCAAATTCATACTTTAAATGGCTCTTGTTAAATCTATCTTCATAGAATCGATTTATTGATTTCATTATCTTGATAAAATCTCTCAATGCTCCCCTCCTTAGATGAGGTATTGATTCAGCAACAACGCTTATTTCCATTCCTGTTGTTTGCGCTGCCCTATGAATAAGTATCGGGAGTATTCCAAACGTTTTTCCAGCAGATGTTCCGCCTTGGATTATCTTGATTCGCTTTTTGAGAGCGATTATTTTATTCACTGAAGTCGTCCTCTGTAACATCAGGGAATAAAGGTTGCTCTATATTTGTTTGTTCGATTTGTTGCAATGGCGCACCGTATGCACTATCCATTAATTTTTGATAGGCTTGCGTATCTCCTTCCCTTGCTTTTTTGATTAGAGCTAAGGTCATCAAATCCTCTTGGCTCATGTCTTCTAATTCGCTTGTTACTGGGTTTTCACTACTCTCTTGTACCTCAAGCCATTTCTTTGCTATTGTGCTTCGGTTCTTGCTTCCCTTTGGTCTTCCGTTTGGGTTTCCGCTTTGCCCTTTTTTGAATTCGTGTTCCTTAATATGTTCTTTACTCATAAGGTGCTGTATTTGTGCTGTAGACGTTTAAACTTTATTTTGGTGTTTAGTCTTCGTAAGTTTCAAAAACCGTCTTCATCTTGTTGTGTATTTCCCTTAGGCAGCTTGCGCAGTTTGTGGCGTTTGTTTTTACTCTAAAGATACGGCTGTATATTTTTATCATTTGGTCTCTTTCGCTTGGTCTATAAGTTGTTGATTCTTTTGCAAACCATTCCTTTAGCCAATTGTATTCGTCTTCCAGTAAGCAATCAGGTTGCTTTGTGTTTCTGAATAATTCGTTGAGCTTTTCCTTACGTTTATCGCATCCGCAGTCCTCGCCTAAGATAAACTTTGCCACCTTTGCAGCTCCTGTCTTTTCCAATACCTCCTCGACTATATCTCCGACTCCTTTTTTAGGTTGCTTTCTTGGCTTCCGTTTTTTTGTTGTTTTACTCATTTCCTAATTTTTTGAATATGATTATTTTATAATTAAAAATATTGAAGATGCGCTTTACTACGTATTGTGGTTTCATCTCATTTCTTTAAATGCACAAAAGCGATTCCATTACGTCTATTTCCTTTTGCGTTTGTGTATCCGCTTTTAGGTTGCCTACAAGCTTGCTTTTTAATCTGCGTATCTCTTGCTTAATGTACTTGGTTCGATATATTGGCCTAGTATCCTCTTGCTTCTGGACTATGTATCCGTGTTCCTCCAGAAGCTTAATGCTTTCCTGAATCTTTGCTTGTTGTTCTCTGTAATGGTTAAATATTTGATTTTCTATACTCATGGTTATTTAGTTTATTATATATTTTTTGTTCTGATTTACTTAGGTTCGTGTAATGGTAGAAAGGACTTGATAGCATATCGCTTTCCTTTGGGTAGTATGCCTCGTCTTTTTTGCCTATTGCAATAGTGTTGAAGTATAGCCACTTTCTGCCCTTTTCCATTTTAACCTTCATGCTTACTTTTTGTTTTTTTGCTTTACAAAGTATCGGTATTCGTCTTTTAGTTTCTCTCGTATCTTGGCTTTACATCTTTTCAAAGTATAAAATATCGTCTTTGTGCTGATGTTAGAACCTTCGGCAATTGCTCTCATGCTGATTGCATCCTCGCGGTGCTTATCTTGGATGCCTGTATAAACTCTGAAGACTCCATTATCAAAATATTGCCAAGTATTCATTTCCTTAATGATTGCAGCTTCTAACTTCTCGCTATCGTTTGGCTGGTAGTAATCGTATTCCACAGCAATCGGATTATCGTCTATGTCTATTTTGCGCACCTTTTGTTTTTCTTGTTGATAATTTAAGAATAAATTTTTAAGAATCGTGTAAAGGTATCCCATATTAGGCTCGCCATCTTTAAATACTTTCTCTTCCTTTCCGTATTTCATTAGCTTGATATAGAACTCTTGCACAATATCTTCAGCGTAAAAATGCTCGCCTAAGTCGTGAATGATTCGGATAAAATCATCTTGCCTTGCTTGAACTTTTACAATCCACTCCATTGGTTAGTATCTAATCAAAAGTAGTGATAATTTTTTAATCATTAAAAAGCCGAACATTTCTGCTCGGCTAATTACTAACATTTAAAAATCCGTATTAGAACGGAACATCGTCAGAATCGTTGCTTTCGTGGGATACCTCTTCAGGTTGCTCTCGGTTAAATCTCCAAGCCTCCAGAGTATTGAAATATTTTACCTCGCCTTTTGGAGAAGTCCATTCTCTGCCTCGTATGTTTATGTCAGCATCAATTGCATCGCCGACCTCGTACTCATCCAGGAGAGAGCATTTATCTTGAGTTAGCTGCAATGAAACCAATTGCGGATACTTATCCTCCGTTTCAATCACAAAGTCTCTCTTTGCAAATTTTTGACTGATTTGTTGGGTTTCCCCTTTTAGGTGTAATCTTCCTTTTACATTCATATCGCTTCTATTTTAAATTGTTCGTGAATTAATGTCTCATAATACTCTCGGCATTCCTTAACTCGGTTGTATATCTTTTCGATTGTTTCGGCATCGTAGTCAATCTCATAGCATTTTATTCTTTGCCCCTTTGGTACTCTCTCGAAGTTGTGTTGCATTTCTACTGCATTTCTTACAATTGGGTTATCGTCTATCTCTTTGAGCTTGTAGTGAACCCTCCTAACCTCATCCTCTACAATATCGCTCGGTGTATCTACTAAGCAATATACAAGGTAGGCTTTCCGTCTTCCTGTAAGCTCCATGTATCCCTGAAGCTGGTAATAGTAGTCCTTGTTCGGTATGTCTTTCTTAAACCATGGGAAGGTTGTTGCATCGTAGCTACTCTTTACATCAAGCACGAAATCGTCATTCAGTACGTCAGGCGTTCCAGTTAGGTATTCATTCTCATAAAACTCCTCGTTCTTTGACATTGCGCCCATGTTTAGAACC